TTGGTCCGCCAAAAGAAACATATACAATCGAAGACAGAAGCACCGTCCTTAGATGACGCTTCTGCAACTGCACGAATTCAGTGGCGGCAGGAACTGCTGGCCGGAGTCGTGTCCTTCTTCGCTATCGTCTATATTGTAATTGTCAATTCTTCGATACTCGCAGATGCAGGCATACCGCAAGAAGCAGGCATTATCGCAACTGTGCTTGCTTCGTCTGTTGGCTGCTTGTTAATGGGGATATGGGGCAAGTCCCCCATTATTCTTGTGCCCGGTATGGGCATCAATGCGATGTTTACCTACACGCTTGTTCACGGCATGGGCATGACATGGCAGCAAGCGCTGGGAGTCGTTATATTGGCCGGCGTTTGCTTTACAGTAATAAGCTTCACGTCACTCGCTGGGCAGCTGCGGGCAGCAATTCCAGAATCATTGCAGGAAGCCATTTCTGTAGGGATCGGACTTATGCTCGTCTTGATCGGTCTCCAGAAGGGCGGCGTAATTGTCCCCGATCAATCCACGATGATTGCACTGCAGTCATTTGCTGATCCGGGAGTACTTGTTACGCTCGCTACATTGGCGCTTACATGCATTCTGTTCATGCGCAATGTTCCCGGCAATTTGCTTATCGCCATTATTGCAGGAACAGCTCTTGCTTATCTAGTTGGCGCAGTGCCTAATGCTGGCGTAGCACCAGGCGGAGCTTTTTCATGGGCTGCATATGGTGATGTATTCGGTCAGTTCACATTTCAAGGCGTGTCAGCTGTTACGCTTGCTGTAGCAACGTTCTCTCTGACGCTTGTCATTGTGTTCGAAAATGTGGGGCTTGTAAATGCACACCTACAAATGAGCGGGAATCCGGAACGATTCAGTCGATCCTTGCAGGCCAATGCGATTTCCGTAATTACATGCGGATTGTTCGGCACAAGCCCGAATGTCGCGACGGTTGAAACGGCTGCGGGCATTTCTGCTGGTGGTCGCACGGGACTTACATCTATTATGACAGGAATCCTGTTTGCATGTACATTGGTTGCATTACCGGTACTGACATTGGTTCCTGATCAGGCCGTAGCTCCGATATTGATCTTTATCGGCGGCTTAATGATGCCAAGCGTAAAGAAGATCGAATTCGATGCAATGCACAAGGGGCTTCCCGCGTTCTTCATTATTGCGTTCATCCCGCTTATGCACAGCATTGTCGACGGGATTGCAGTCGGGTTCATCAGTTACGCGTTATTCCACCTCGCCGTCGGCAAGAGACGCGAAGTGAAGCCGTTGTTCTATGGGATCTCACTGTTGTTCGTTCTGCACTTTGTGCTGCAAACGTTGTAGAGCAGATAAGGTATCCAAGGGAATGATTCGGTAATCTATATGATGAAATAGGAATTACAAGAGGAATATGAAAGGGTCGACAAAATGTCGGCCCTTTTCATTTGAGTACGAGGAATAGGTTGCGTGGTAGATATTATGCGAAATAGGTCTCACCCGTTATTTCTTTGAACTGTTCAGGCGTAATTTTGCCAAACTCACAAAACTTACCCACGTATAACGGATCATTGGAATCTTTCTTATATATCCCCATATCATAGTAACGTTTCACGGTTGTATACCAATCCATCTTAGATCACTCCTTTTTCGGCTAATTGTAATAGTAGTGTTGCATGATCCTGTGTAAGCGCTGCGTTATGAGATTGCAGTTCGTTCGTAGCTTCTATGTGTTTATCACTCTTCGCTTCCAGTTCGGCTACATGAAGCAACAGCTTTGCATTTTCGATGCGCAACTGATCCAGCTCTGTTGGCACTGGATTTGGCTGTAAGGCTTCGATTTCTTCCTCCGTTAGGCCGTTGCTCCAATAGGAAGATGCGTCTACTGGTGTAGGACGTTTCGGTGCAGACTTTCCGCTAGCCGGATCATGCTTCGCAAGAGCACCAAGATATTCGACGTATGCTAGATCGTAGTCTGCTTTCGCTTTACGATAGCCGTGTACGTCGAAGGTCGGCTCGTAGAGCCCGTCAGGCAATGGAATAGCTACTGTGTATCCGACTAGTTTCGTTTTTGGTTCATTTGGTATATTCGTGTCGGTCTGCTGCGATGCTGCTTCACTAGAATCTGTTTGAACCGGCTCCATTCTATCAAAAACGCCCGTCACGGAGTCCGCAACGAGCGTCGGTTCGATGTATCGACCGTTAAGGTCAGTTATAATTGCTTCTTTCAATGTAAGGCCTCCTTATTGTTCGGCTAGAAATTCGATCCCCTCTAAATGTACTTCCTTATTAGTATCATAGAACGAAACTTTGCCGTTTGATTCTACCCCTACCGGAACTATACGGTTACTACCATTTTCATAAGCCCTACCTAAATATATGAGATCTTCTTTTGGGCGATAACCAATCGGAAGGTGGAAAGCAGTCGACGCTAGGGATCCATCTTTTATCCTTCCTTTTAGATATACAACGTTATCTATCTTGGTGTAGCCAACTGTTGATCCCAATCCAAAATACACCCAGCCATTCATCAGCGACGGTTTAATCCATGTAACCTTCGTGTCCTTCTCGGCCTTCTGTGTCTCAACCACGCTCAACCTACGCTCTGCATCGTTTGCCCACTGCACTACGTCCGTTACTGTTCCGCGTAAATTAGTTGCAACGCTGCCGATGATTAGCGCTGCAAGCGTTGATCCTAGCATCGTGTATGTGACGTGGTAGACTGCGGTAGGGTCGAAATTTATAGTGTTAGTTTGTAGCACATTGTCACCTTTGGGTATCCATGACCTATCAACTGCATTATTTTTATATACGATTGCGGTATTCACAAGAGTCTTGTGTTTAAGCATCGTTGTTAGCAGATATGGATTGTGTATATTGCCCTCACCACTAACCCCTGCGGCTGCGGCTGCCTTCTCACGAATCACAATGCCACTGCCGACCTCAACCATGTTCCATTCTTTGCATAACGTGAGTCCGGTTTCGTAATTACTTACGGATTCAACGGTTGAGTTCTCTTTGAGATATTGAAGGCGATATGGTTTATAGCCACCTTGCGTGCTCAGTTCTGTCGGGGTTATTGTTGTGCCGGTTCCCGAAATAAGATTTCCTCTTCCATCTATACGTCCCCAGGCCTTTTGACCGGAACCATTATACGGTTTACTCCAATCGCTTGATTCACCCATGCGCCATCCTAAAAAATACGCCTTTATTTCGTTAGTATTCGGAGTGAAATCGTCGCCCCATCCACTGTCTGTGTTTGATATGGATATATAAAAGTTACCGTTTACAGAAACGGCCTGTAAATCTGGTGCATCACCAGTAGCCCCACTAGGAATATACTTTCCGTCGTATTTTGCAACGTGTCCACTTCCCGGCACTGCACCAGCAGCTAATCCAGCTACTTTTACTTGTTTACCTCCTTTCGGGGTCGTGTCACCTATAGACCAGTTAAGCGTGCCATCCAATATAATTTTTTCCCACCACTCGTGTACATACGGCAACCCATCGTCACCCACGTAAAGTACGTCAGGATTCGAACCATGCAGCGGGTCCGCTGCGAGCTGACATTCAGCTGACCAAATGCTGCGTGATTGTGGCGTGAATGGCTGCAATGTATTGCCAAGAATCAGTGCAGTATTTTCGAAAGAGAACGCGCCCGAGGTAGCTGTATTAGAGAGTTGCACGATTATATAATCGGTATCCTTGCCAATTGTAACTGATTGCGAAAAGAATCCGATATTGTCTTTATCCTCTGCAATAGGGTATCCGATTACAGTTCCGTCTTTCTTATATTCTCCTAGCACCATCCGCCCGTTTCGAGTACTAGTCAGTGTATACGTCTGTCCGCGAATAACTCGAATTTTTGGCGAAATAGTTGCGTCATACTGAGCCGTGGCGACCTTAGTCAGTTTGTATGGACTAATGACGGAATCATTTTTCCGCAAATCCCACTCTACAAATGGAGGTAGTAGGTTACCACTTGTCGCAATGGCAAACGGATTAACCACGTTCGTCATCGAATCAACGTATGGGTATGCTGCGGCTATCTCTTCGACGGTCATGGTGTCTAGCAATGCATATTCTTTTGCTGATATTTCATACAGCCGTACTGAATTAAAATATGCAAATTTCCCTTCCCCTTCGACTGCTAAGTCTATGTTAGTTACCATAGTCGTTGTAGGAGAAAATTTAACATAAGAGATTCCAAATTCTTTGTCTTCTGATACTGGATTTCCCGATATGAATCCAGGAATACTCAATCTCGCGCGAATTGCGTCCCCATTTTTAACATTAGAAATCCCCACGTAATAACAACCACTAACGAAACGGAAATTTGGATAAAATGCTGCTCCTATAGATTCTCCGGAATTAACCTTCGCCTTTAAAGAACTACGGCCATTCGTTATATCCACGGATAGAGTACAAAGATAAGGCTGTAGAAGATCAGCCCTCTCTCCCGATCCAACTGAACCTAACAAATTAATCAACGTCCGCCCGCGAATCTCCCCCATGCGGAAGGGAGTGTCCTCAGGGACATCCACGATCTGCACACCTGGCTTCAGCGTAATATCCTTATACTCCGCCACATGGGCGTCCTTCAGGCCTTGCTCGATGCGGTTCAGATCCTTTTCCGTGACGGTGTCGTCATACTTCCAGTTTGTCTTCGCCTCGTATGGCATTAGGCCACCTCCTTCACTGTGATCGGCTGCTTGATGATTGTATCGGACGTGAGCGGGATGTAGACGTCATTCGACGTCAGCACCGTGCCGTCAGCAGCCCGAAGCTCGATCAGCGATACGCTGTCCACAGATCCCAGCGGAATCATATATTCCAGATTGACGACGCTCTTTGATACTTGCTTCACCGTAAACTCTGTTATCACATACGTTTTATTCAGCACAACCTTGGCAATTCGCGTGTTGACATGGGTCGCCAGTTCTTTCAGCAACGTTGATTCGATCATTTGATCTGCACCTCCGGCCCGTGCTCGGCAAATGGCGAACGCCCCAGCTTCCACGTCGTTGAAAGCCTTGTCGTCCGCTTCAAATCCGAGCGATATATGTTCTCATTCACTCCTACATTGGATAGCAGTGCCGTCTCCTGTTGATAGACCAAGTTGGCAGGCTTCACTGCGTATACCGTGTGCCCAACCTCCTTGAATACGGCGGCATCCGTAATGTTGGCAACGATGCGCAGCAGGAAGGCGTCCGCATCTATAACAGCCCGCGCCTTGTCCTTGCCGAGCAAAAAATCCAGCTTCTCCTGCAAATACCGGATCGTAAACGGCGGCTTCGTCGTGTAGCGGTTGATGATCCGTCTGCGCCGGAAATCGATCGATTCCGCATCGCGATCCGGGAGAATATTCAGCATCCGCTCCCGCCTAGTAATCGCATCCTCGCTTGCTGTCATGACGAATTGATCGTCGAACAGCCTTTGCATGGCGGCCAGCAGCTTCTCCTTCTCTCCATCCTGCGTTTCCATAAGCAGAACCATTTCCTTCACGTCATGGTAAAAGTCTGGCAAACGCTTGAGTAACGGCTCAGCCATTCAAGGTCACCGTCCCCATGACCGGCAGCTCTTCCGTGTCCAGCTCCACATTGGCTCCCTTACCGTTCAGCTTCGTATCCGCAATATCCGCGATACCTTTTACATTCAGGATACGGGCTTCCAACTGACTCACACGCACGACGGTGCGGTCTTCCTCTTTCCAGCTCATTCGCAGCGTCCGCAGGTAATCGGCAATCACTTTTTCCACATCCGCCTTCACCTGTGACACGGATATTCCCGCTTCAAGTGTAAGCGTCGTCGATACATGTATACTTACGGACACTGCGCCCTTAATGGTGACGCTATGGCCGATCGGCGCGAAGCCCATCCCCTTCCCTTGATTCACCTCTGGGTCGATGATCGTCTGCACATCCTTCACCAGCTCAGCAGACGGAGATTCAAAGCTGCTCGAAATGATCGTGCACTTTACCGTGCCCCCGCCTTTCCAGACCGGGAATATTTTCACGCCGCCGACGCCTGAAAGAGAGGTTACCTTCTTCTTGTAGTCGGCTGCATTGCCCCCAAATGGCTGTTCATTTACGGCCTCGAAGAACCGACGGCGCAGCGATTCATCCGACTCCGCATCCGCGCCTGGCGCAATAACCTCCGCTAATTCGGCTCGGGCAAGACCATCCACGTAATCCACCGGCATCAAGGAGCCGTAGTATTCGTTTCCCTTAGCGCCCTTGCCTTCACATTCAAGTACGAACACACCTGCTGATAATCGTTCGATGACTACATAATGAAACTCAATCGTTGAAAAGCGAGACCGCAATGGCACATCGAATGGCTTACCAGTCGCATCATAAAACAATCCCTTGCGTTTGGCTGCAGCATCCGGCTTGCGCTTCACGCCATATTCAGCCGTACGCCGCTCCAAATATTCGCCGCTTGATGTATCCGCATACGACAGCTCATTTTGAAAATGCAAGTCCGTATAAGCCTGTACCAATTCCAGAGCAATCGGGGCAAGCGCATCGTAAATCATACTGCCTTCCCGCTTGTCCACATCATTCGGAACGCGTTCCAGCATCCGCCCCATAATGTCCTCCAAACGGGGCACGTTCCAAGTACCTTGTTCCCATTCAGCCATCCAACTTCACCTCCTTCGTCATTGCTAACTGCCCTAGAACCGTCTCTACTGTAAAATGGACTTGCAAGGCGTCTCCCGTCTGCTCGAAGGCAAACTCACCTACGCGCAAAATGCGATCATCCTGAAGCAGCGCTTCGGATATCGTGCGCTCCAGTTCCGACTTCACAAAGCCCAAGCTATAACCAATCTGCGCGCGAAGCTCAGAGCCATAATCTGGGCTATATATCAAATATTCAAATCGTTCGGTCAACAATATCTTAAGCACGGCTTGACGCATCGCTTCCAAGCCATCTGTCATTCCTAAAATGCGCCCTGCCTCCACATCCAGCCGATAGGTGCGTGTAGGCTGTTCCGTATACTCCACCATTACAGGTGTATCTTCATTCTCCAACTCGAACCTTGACTTCGGGATCATGCCCCCACCACCCTATCAAGGGCAACATAGCTTTGTCCTCCCTGCATACGGACTAACAGCAGCTTGTCTCCTACGTACAATCCCTCACGAATCGTAATCTCTTCCCCACCGACACGCACCTTGTGCTCGGTAAGCTGTTCCGTAATGACGAGAGCGGACTCCGGCAAGGTGAAGCGCTGTTCTACCTGCACCTCCAAGGGTGACACACTGAGCACCACACCATACAGCAGAGCTACTGGGCTAGATGCCTCCACCGCTCCTACACCCGCTTTTTTAATAATGTCCAGCATCATCCTCATTGCTAAATCTCCTTCAACGTTAATGACATCGTATGCCCTGAACCGCTCCACTCCTGGGAGCACTCCTCAATGAGCCTGTTTCGCAGATTCACATTCTGTTCAGGCGCAAAAATAGGGATGTTCATTCCGGCTCGAATGCGCACATCCCCTACAGCGTTCACTTTTATTGTTTTCTTCTCATGGTTATGGAGCTTCAGCAAGTTATCTCCAAGCTGTTGGATTTGAGCCTGATTCATCTTGTCATCTATCTTTTTGTACAGCTGCAGATGTCCCCATTTCGCCATATTGTTACTATCTTTTGATATAAAAGTTTCACGTACACCTTTTTCCGGATTGTCCCGATACATTTTGATATAGTTATACGTCCCATCATCTATGCTGGCCTTATAGGATATGCTCGTCATCTGACTCTCTTCGCCAATAGCGTAATCCGAAGTCCAGCTTGCCGCTTCCCGCAGCGTAAGTTGGCCGAAGTCGTCATACAGAACATAGATGATTTTGGTAGAGTTTAGGGTGAAATCAAGCGCACGGAACATCATATCCAAGAGCTTCTTGTTGTCCTCCATAAAAGTTGGGATCTTATACTTCGTATCTACTAACTCTCCAAGCTTGATATCGAATTTTTTGGCAATATATCGAATGATTTCAGTAGCGGTCACATTTTTAAGCATACACCAGTCGTTCACCATCAAATAGCGCATCTGATCATAGGCAGTCAGCTTCACCGTGTCGTTCTCGTCCGTTTCTATGCTGAACACATAGCCGTAAAACACAGGCACCCCATCTTCTTGCACTCGAATAATATCACCATTATTGATGGTAAAGCTGCGATCTTGAAATATGGCTCCCTTACTAAAGGAAACCGATATGCTGGCAGGTTTGCCAACACGGGAGGTCGACCACGTCATGCTCGAGATAAGCTGTGACATGTCCCACGCATTGCCATTGCGATTATCGACCAACACTTCCAACCTGTTCATTTCACATATTCACCTCCTACGTCGCTGTGTCTCATTGCTTTCGAGGAAGTCGCAGAATACGATTCGGTTCCAGTTCATGCAGAGCCTCATCTGCTGAGATGCCGTTCAGTCTTTGAATGTCGATTGCCTTTCTGGTGTCGTTGAAAAACTTTTGGGCAAGTAAACTCAGCTTATCCCCTGGCTGCGTCATATACTCGCTTGTTCCTTTACGCTCATCCGGACGCGGCTGCGATGTTTTTGGCACATTGGTCGTACTTGTCAGCTTCCCATCCAACTTCACCTTTTTGGCTGCATAAAATTTATATAGCTTCAAGGAAATGTCGTACTCCAAATCCCCCACACTGCCGGCAACTTCACGCCAAGTGAATTTATCAATGGCCATAGCTAGATTCATATGGAAGGTCGGCGTCGTAAGCACGAAACGAATCGGACGCTTCGTCTCCATCCATTCACGCAGTTGAATGATATAATCACTAGGCGGCAGAAGCTTCTCAGGCGGAATATGCACATATGGCCCGTAATGGAGTGGAAATAGGCCGCTGAATTGAATATCGGCCAGCTTCGGCGTATGGATGCTCACGACTTCCCCGATACCGACAATATCGAAGGACTGCAAGTTCCCCGCTTCGCTTATTTCCAGTTGAGACGGATTTACAGGCAGCTCAATGACCTTCTCTTGGTTGTTGAAGCTCAAATAGATATGATATCCACTCATCCGTACACCCCTTCCGCCGTTGACACGAATTCTTCCTCCAGCTTCTTCTCGATGCGATTGATTAACGTGTCCATATCGAAGCCTTGATGGATATCACCGGTGTTTACCTGCACTGTCGGCGTCAGAGATACGAAGTTCTGGATGGCGTCCATTTCGGCCAAATCGCGCATCATCTCGATGTTCTCGTCCGTAATTTCAACTTTATTGTCGATGGCCCCGACTTTCCCTACCTCGCCTACTTTCGGGATGTTCATCGGAGGCATTGTCCCTGAACCGGTACCAGGCACAGTTCCACCATTTCCATTCCACGGATCCGTTTTACCCCCTGGCATGAATTTGGATGTGTCAGGCATAAAATTCTTCGTAAAGTCTTTATTTTTCTCATACGTTTCTTTTCCCTTGTCAAATGCTTCCGTCATATCCTCTGGCTTGATTCGCAAATGGTCTAAATTCACGACATCCTTATCGCTCTTTGGCTCCCTACCCTCCATAATCTTGTCGTAGCTCCACTTGTTGACCATCTCGAATTTCGAGCCTGTGAGACTATTGACTTTACCAATAAGCCAATTGATTCCATCCACTAATGAGTTGATCGTGCTTCCGACAAAATCGATGACACTCTTTGCAATGTCGTAAATGAGCTTCTCAATGGCATAGAAAGGATCGATAAAGAGATTGACGAAAAATTCGGCAAAAGACACCATCAAATTCCAAATTGTCGCTACTGCGTTGCGAATAAATGTGAATAATGAAGAGAACAGCCCTATAACAGTCCCGACTATCGTTTCCGTCGATACCCCTAATTGATTGAGCGCGGTTAATATAAGGACGATAACGCCAACAATTGCAAATAATGGCCACGCCGCGATAATCCATTGAATAAGCCAAGCTGCCGCTGTGATAGCCGCAATTGCGCCCAGAACAATCAATGCGTTTTGTACGAGATCCCAATTTTCGACGAGAAAATTCGCTGCGGCAGACGCTGCTTCAGCCAGCAACATCATCCCTGTTTGGATACTTGCAAAAAACGGATCAAATTTCCCCTCTACAAAAGCTTGATTGAGCAAATCTAGAACCGGAGCAAAAATTTGCAGCGCGGATTCTCCTGCAGCTGCCAGCATGCCATTGAAGCGATTGACAGCCGCTTCCCATTTCTGAATCGGACTGTCCATGAGCATGTCCAATGATGCTTGGCTCATGTTTGCCTTTGCCATTAAGGTATCAAAGGCCTGCATAAACCCACTTAAATCCCCAGTTTTAGAGAACAACTCCAGTTTTTCTTGTTCTGGGGCACTTACTGGCATGTTTAACTGTTTGAGCAAGCCTGCACTATCGCCAAAATAGGCATCCTTCATCAGTCCAGCAGTTTCTGCCGGATTCCCTCCATTTTCTTGAAAGGCGGATAGGCGCTGCACCATTTCATTCATTTTCAGGATATCACCCGTATTTTTAGAAATGGAGGATAGCTCAAGGCCAGACTGCAGTGATTTGGAGACATCCGTTCCATTTCGCAGCGCTTGTCCTCGCAATGCCCCGAACACTTCGGCGCTTTTCTGAGCTCCCCCGTACTTAACGCCATACTTGGCTCGCATGTCTTCCGATTCCGCAGCTCCCTTTATCGCCGTCATTCCAATTGACTTTCCGACTTCGAACAATTTTGAACTGAGAGCGCCATAGCTTGTTTTTATCTTCTCGCCAATTCCTTTAACGGTTTCGACTAATCTGTTCCGTAATGAATCGAATACTTTCGAGAGGAGCGGAATCCCTTTCCAATCAAAATTGAAAGGAAACTTAAGCGTCGAAGCTTCTGCTTTCATGGTGCGCAAATAGATGCCCGTTATGAATCGATTCATAGCATCCGTTGATTTACGCCATGCATTGCTGGCCAGCCCTACCGTCTCAGTCGTCTTCCGCCACATGCTGCCGGCCAAATTCATAGCATCTTCCATGTCTTTCTGAACTTTCCCCTTGACTTGTTCAAATACCCTCACGAGTGGCTCCATCGTTAACTGAGGCATTTGAAACTGTAACTGCCTCTGCAATGCCATCGTAGTCATACTTCTCTTCCCTCCTCCTGTCCGCAAGATGAAGAGAGCGATTCCCCATCTGCACCCAAGCTGCCCCAGCGGAGCTGCCATTGCTATGCCGACTGTGAAATCGCTGCTCTAATGTTCGCGGTTGTTCCAAAGCCTACACTACCGCTTCTTGCGCATACTACGCTGTGCCTTGCGCTCCTCCTCCACACGGATGTCGATCATCGCATAGACGGCGGCGCGTTCGCGAACCGGGAGCGCAAGCAGCTCATGCGGCAGAATGCGAAGCTTATGGAGGGCGTAATAGGCATAGTTCGCTTCGCCATCGCCCTCGCGAATTAGTTTTTTACGTCATTTACAAGCTCGTTCATATCCTGATTGAAGCCGTTCAGCGTCTGCACCTGCTGCAGCAGCCCGGTATATTCGCCAGGCAAGAGCATTTTGCGCAGGAGCGCCTCAGCACCCATAACGCCGTAAGACTGCTGAAGCTCTGCATTTTTCAAGTCCGGATACACAACGCTTGCCACAATCAGCTTTGCGGTATATTCATTGAAGTCGATTTCCGGCGTAACAACCCCACCCTTGCCCTTCACCTGCTTTGTTGCCGACTTGCGGCACTGCTCATTCTCCACTTCACTCATACTGCGCAGCGTCCATGCAACCGGCTCCCCCTTGTCATCCTTAAAGCGCGGGGACACAATGAATGGCATCTCCGTATTTGGTTCCGCATTTTGGGCAAAGAAATAGCTTAATGTAGTCATCTTCAATCGCTCTCCTCATCTTGAATGAATATTAGTTGGTAATTATGTTATTTAAAATTACACTGTAGGCGCATTAAAGTTGCTTAAAATATCAACATCGTCAAACGTAAACTCCAATTCTTCCTCCAAAACGTCACTCTCTGTATCCAGCTTCGCCATAACGACACTGTTCAGGTTCACGTTCTTCAACATGATCGTCTGCGTGCCCACCGAAGAAGTAGGATCTGCGTTTGTCACATTAATCGTAAAGTTTGTATCCTTGCCGGTCTTAATATAATCAAGCATCATCTTGCGGAATAATGGCGTCATATAGTAAATTGTCATGCTGCCTGTTCCCGACCAGCCGGAGGTTTTGTGCTGTGTGGCACGGCTGCCGAGTGTTTTAATTTCTGCTTTTTGTTTTTCTATTTTCGCTTCCAGCGTTTTAATATAGAACATTTCTTCATTTTGACCATTAATTTGTGCAAAAGCTGTGCCTTCACGTCCCGAAATCGTATCCTTCGCTTGTAAGAAACCCATCTTACTTCACCTTCACTTTCATGTAAATTTTCTCTACTGCATCGACCGGCTGCACATTCAATTGAATGAGGATACTGTCAGAAGCCTCACCCTTCGCAACAAGCACATCCGTCTGGGCATCGAACGGCTGAATTGCATTCAAGCGCTCAAGCTGATCCAAATACGCGATACACTCTGCACGGAACAATTGACGTCCTTCTTCATTGTTATTCGTTTTGCCAACATACGTCGTTTCGAAAATACGCTTCATATCGTTGGCGATGCCGTCCAGCACGCGAATAACGCGGTTTTTGGAGAACGGCTGCCCCTTGTCCGGCGTATAGGCAGTCAATGTATTGATATCCTGCTCTACCACTGCATGGCCAAGATGATGCACGAATACGAATTCACCCTTGCGCAGAGCTTCTTCAACCTGCGTATTCGTCATGCGAACATCAGCATCGACCGCATCTTCATAAGCGGAGTACGTCAATGACTCATTCATCGCTACCGATGCTGTTGCCGCAGCCACCCATACTGTTGCTTGAGCAGCATTCAACACTGTGCCGTCTGCCAGCTTCACGCCATTTTTGACGCTAATGATGCCTTCGTTATTCACAGTTGGATATTGAGCCATAACAGCCTGAATCTTCTTGCCTTCTTCTTCACGCATACGCTTCACGAACATCGCATAAACGGAGCATAGCGCTGCATCAGTGGAAGGAAGCGCAACCGTATGGAAATCATGAACGGCAATTGCTTCGTGGAAAGATACATGATCCGCATTCACCACATTGCCGTCATCTCCACCAGTAAGCGGCAGACCAGCATTTGCTTCAATCGCTCCTGTACCTTCAAATTCAACCCACGCATTTGCAACCAGCTGTTCAGCCAGGTTCACCGTCTGGTTGTCCACGGTACGTCCGCCAACCTTCGTAATTACATCTACCTTCGTATTATCATTCACATTCGTCTGTACGACGAGCTGAATATCATTGCCGCGAACACCGCCAAAACGTGCTTTCACCTTCAATTGTTTGTGAGTTGCAGCCGCCTTCGCACCTTCATTCAATCGATACAACAGTACCTTCTTCGCGCGCTTAAACGCCTCGCGCACCAGCAGCAGAGCCTCATCAGTCAACTCGTAGCCTAGCTGCTCGAATACCGGTTCCCCTGCGTTCAATTCCACAACCTTTTTCGCTGGCCCCCAGCTCAGCTTCAGCGGCAGTGCCACAATCCCACGCTCGCCAACCGCTCCCGATGGAGCAGCCTCTCCTTGAAAGCGTACATATACGCCTGGTCTAACCTTGTTCTGCGTCGTCCATGTTCCTCCAGCCATTACTTTACCTCCTGAATTTGAAATTGGTGTAGCAGCGCATCGATCTGCGCCTTCGTGTACTGCTCATTGCCCGCCAGAAGCGCATGCAGCATGTCTCGCTCGCCTGCACTCCAGCATGTTGCTTTCAGCCACTGCTCCTTCGCAAAGGCGAATTCGCCCGCAGCCTCGGCATGTTCCACATTACGCTTGTCCTGCTTGTCTGCATTAGACATCTCGAATGCGTCCCTCCTGCTTCATGGCATTCATCTTGCTCATTTCCTCTCGGGAACGTGTCAGCATGTACTCATACTGCACTTGGAACCGCAGCTTGCGTTCCACGATCTCATGCTTCCAGCCTGTCCCCCTGCATAAGCTGCCGCCTGCTTCAATCAGTTCCAGCGCATCATACAGCGCATCCGCAACATCATGAACGGAAGCAGCCTTTGCATCGGGATAATACTCGACCTCGATGGCTGCTCGCGCCTGATAGCGGCCTTCGCCTGCACGAGTCCGTTCCCCTCGAACGAGCTTCACGACCAAGCAGGGCGCTAACTCATTCGTTCGTTCTTCTGACTCCAACACCGGGATGTCTGGGTAACGTTTCCGCACCCGACTCAGCACCCCCTGCCGAATCTCGCTGCTTCGCAAGCCTTCACCTCCTGTCCTGCGGTACAAAAAAACCGTTATACAGCTTCGCCGCAAACGGTTCTCCCTTCCTCCCTGCAAGGTTGTCCTGCCCCCATGCCCACAACCTCACACTATCATCTTAGCACCTTGTCCCGTCCACCAGTGTGCCAGCATCCGGCCAGCGGGAGGTCACTGCGATCTCATCATGCAATACATTCGAGTCCTCGTCCTTGCCCTTGCTCGACACGAGCATTCTGTTTCTGACTTGCTCAGCTATTCTTGATTAATGTGCAGAGCAAAGAAATATGAACCACGACTTACATCAATCCTCGAACACTTCAATTCCAAGCATAAAGCCCAGCTCGGTAATTGCCCGCGCTTTGATTCTGCGAAATGTGCGCTCACTTACATTCAAGTCAAAGCAAAGCAGATAATCTGGCTTCTGTACATGTGGATTGAGATAACAGTTCTCTATTAGTTCGCGCTCCATGTCGCCTAGATGTGCGACCGCCTTCATGACATTGTCGTGTACCGTTTTCATGTATGCTTCCTTGTCCACATTGTGCAGGGCAATCTCTTCTACTGGCTTGCCTACCTGATTCGTCGAACCGTGGAATCTCGGTTCATAGGAAGTCGTCATTTTCATTTCTCTTCGTACGATGCCTGTTCTTTTGTACAGACGAGCCATAGATAAATACTGTTCCACCATTTTTCGCGTAGCCGACCGATTCACCGTTGCCAACATCCTTATCGCTCCTCATATGAAAGTTATTAGTAGTAACACAATTATGAAAAATAGTTATTTAAAATAACGTGGAATAAAAAAAGAATTGTTCTACTAAACTTGGCCTTGTGTTGTGCAAAACAACGTTATAGAATGATGCTGTTCATTCTAAACAACTCACCGATAATCATTGCGAACACCTGTTCCTGTGTGATACACTGCAAGCATACCATGCTCATAAAATGAACGTCAATCTTGAATTTATGAACATATGTAAAATAAGGGTGGTAGCCATGTCCGTAACGAACAAAGAACTTGTAGGTTCCCGTATTAAGGAGCTGCGGCTCAAGCAAGGCTTATCGCAAGACGATGTTGCCCACGCGCTCGGTATGAAACGCGCCAATGTAGCCAACTACGAAGCAGGACGCACGACTCCGCCGAGCGATATCATCGGCAGACTTGCCGATCTGCTGCATACATCGAGCGATTACTTGCTAGGCCGTATCGACAATCCGATGCCGCTGGCCTTAACTTCTTCATCTGTTTCTATTCCCGAGTGGGCCACATGGAAAGACAAGAAGGATTTCCGGCAGCTGCTGGAGGAAGATTCAGAAATTATGTTCGATGGCGTTCCCATCGAGGAGGAAGATCGTGAACGGGTGCTTCAAGTGTTGGAAGCCTTGTTCTGGGATGCGAAGAAGCGCAATAAGCGCAAGCCCCGGGGCTGAACATAGCTCAATGACTAACCTATCCGCGAGGTGCATCTCATGGATGTAGAGAAGAATGTACGATCATTAATTCGAAAATATAAAACGAACTGTCCTTTTCAGCTTGCACAATATTTGAACATTCAAGTACGAACTGCTGATCTCGGAAAATCAACGCGCGGCCTCTATTTCCATAAGCTCCGACGCCGCTATATTGTCATTAATTCGGAATTGCCGTTCGAATGGCAGCGATTTGTGTGCGCTCACGAGCTCGCCCATGACAGACTACATAAAGGCATCGGGCATTTCTTTACCGAACAGCATACGTTGTTCCATGTTGGCAAGTTCGAGCGCCAAGCCAATCAGTTCGCTCTGCTTCTGCTGCTGCATGATCAAGAGTGCTTACTTGGGGAAACCCGGGAAATGTACTGTGCGCGCAATGATATTCCAGCTGAACTAGCTAGGTTCCTTCCTACAGATTCGGAGCAAGAATAAATAGCTACGATTGCCGTCACCAATTTCAGCCTACTCCACATAGTATAGGGTAATGCCGAACTATGGGTGTATGTTATCAACCTGAGAGGTGAGATCAGTTACATGAAGGCACTTGTCACCGGGATCTCCGGATTCGTAGGAAGTCATATGGCGGAATTTTTGCTGGACAAAAATGTAGAGGTAATCGGTACGATTCGCAATCGCAGCCGCCTAGAACACATTCGCCACATTCTGCCTGATATTCATCTGGCAGAATGTGAGCTCCGCGATGCATTCTCTGTAGAATCGCTCATTACAAATGAGAAGCCGGATCTTATTTTTCATTTGGCCGCTCAGAGCTTCGTCCCTACCTCCTGGAACTCGCCAGCAGATACAATCTACAACAACGTTGCGGGTCAATTGAACATTTTCGAAGCGGTAAGACGCATTAATCTCGATTGTAAAATTCAAATTGCCTGCTCCAGTGAGGAATACGGTCATGTAGAGCCGCACGAAACTCCGATACGTGAAGAAAACCCCCTCCGTCCGTTAAGTCCATATGCAGTGAGCAAAGCAGCTCAAGACTACCTTGGCTATCAATATCATAAGAGCTACGGCCTCCATGTCATCCGGACGAGAACCTTCAACCATACGGGTCCACGCCGTGGTGAACAGTTCGTTACGTCCAACTTCGCGAAGCAGATTGCCGAAATTGAGAAGGGCGTTCGTCCGCCTACTGTCCATGTGGGCAATTTGGAAGCGAAGCGCGATTTTACCGACGTACGCGATATTGTCCGCGCTTATTGGCTCGCGCTGGAGCGTGCAGAAGCTGGAGACTGCTATAATATTGCATCCGGCTCTTGCGTCACGATTCGAGAAATGCTCGATATGCTGCTGGCTAAATCCAATATTACGATCGACATTGTGCCAGATCCGAGCCGCATGCGTCCATCCGACGTCGAAATTCTGCTTGGCGATCATTCGAAATTTACAGAACATACAGGCTGGAAGCCAGAAATTCCTCTCGATCATACCCTCGAAGACTTGCTGAACTACTGGCGCGAGCGCGTATAGACTAGTTGCAAGGCCCCGCCATAAGCCGATGCGACCGCTTCATCCATCCACTGAGGTCGGTCGCATATTCTTTCTCTTCAATCCATATGGAACGGATGAATATGGTAGAATGGATGATAAGGTAAGGAATCATCTATTTATGCAGAGGAGGACAAGCATCATGAAGAATGTTTGGAAGAAGCTGATGAAGAAAGGCTTTTCGGTTGAGCTCGATCAACTTCCACAAAACAAGCAGCAGTTTTTAGATGAAATTGAGCGTTATTGCGTACAAGAGAAGGTTAACTACAAGTTTATTGAATATGATCGACCAGCCGTTATTTCAATTGATGATGTCGTGTATAAATGCCAGGTCGAGAATGCCGGAAGACCCGGTTTCGTCCTTCATTTCAAAGAAGTATAAATGCAAGAAATACGTACATAGATCGTTGAAATTGCGGCGATCCTCTTTTTTGCCGAGATCGCCGCTTTTGGGTAGCAATTACAATTAGTAAAAAAGAAAAAGAGCCTCTAACAGACTCTTTTCATATAGTAAAATATGGTATAATCACTAGGACAACGAAAACGGTTTAAGGGCAGGAGGCGCCATCCTCGCATAAAGAAGGTCCATCATTTCCTTCCAAGGAGGTGAGCGCCGTGACAATGTATGAGGCATTGACATTAATGCTGTCATTCGGAACATTTGTTATCCTGATGCTGTCCTTCCATAAAAAGAAGTAACCCGTCCGCCTCTTTCCAAGCCGCAGGTTACTTCCTACCTAAACGCCCCCGCTCTTATAGCGGTAGTTGTCACGGGGATCGTGTTCCAGCACGATCCCCTGTTATATTAGCATATTACAATTTATTCCTCAAGCGCTCTTATGATGCTCCTTTCACTCCAGAGCAAATAAAGTGCCTTTTGTCACAATTCTTTTATAAGATTAACTCACGGCTTCGACGAAATGAAAATCATAGTCCATTGTCCAATCGTGATTAATCAAAAAGTCGTAAAAGGACATATCTCGCATGAAGTCAATGACCCGCGTTATGAGTTCTGGCTCATCGGCTGCTTCTTTTCCTTTCAACTGCCCGAGCCAAATTCCAGCCTTATTGCTTACGTAAAATCCTCTGTCGTCCTTCTGGCTTACATGGTATAGCCACATAATACCGTGCTCGATAATAACTAGATAATCTTCCGCGATAAGATATCCATTCCGATAAACGATTTCGTATCCGAGATCGAGTACGAGTTCGATAACTGCCTGTTCCACGCCACACTCACCTTCTCTATCATGAATCTGAGCACCATTTGCTTGTGTGTAACCGTAATAACTTCGAAACCTAATAAGTCAATATTGTCTTTGGCATGATGAAAGGTGTAAGACCTGGAACAGAAGAAACATTTTTCACGATACCTTAGTTATTACTCTATGGGAGTTGCAATAATAGCTGATATCATACACTCATGATCCGCTGTCACTAAATACGGTCAACATAGAGAACTAGCACAATTTCATGATGCTTCCCAACGTTTCAGGCAATGTGTGATAACATACATGGTGTTCATGCTAGAAATCAGAGCTTGCGAGTATCCGCATTTACGATTCTTGATGTTTACTTATGAAAATCTCGTACAGAAATTCCATTGTTCTTAGGGCTTTTGCCTATAACATCAGCAATGGCCATTTTCACAATCAGGCTACTTATACGGTTGATAATTCACGTACTTGTTTGGTATCGTTGATTCACGGTATCTATTGACGATTGAGTACGAGTGACATCACTTAAATTTTGCTTTAGATAGGTCACCTAGCCAATTAAACTTAGCCAATTATATTGATTGTAAACCTAGTAAGGTTGCTGTTTCGTTTCATTTTGACTATTAAGTTAATTGACCTGTCATTGCGCCATGCATATATAATCCGCCCCTTTTTGTCAATGAGAAGCTAGCAAAAAGTTTTATTTTTGGAAATTCGAACAATATGCCTTTAGCAAAATATACTCTTGTAGTCATATTGAATATACGCTTATGGTCATAATTTGTCAAGGGGGATCTAGACAATGTTACGTATTAAAATCAAACTTAAAGAAGTTATGAAAGAAAAAGGAATCACGCAGACAGAACTAGCTCAGCTATCAGGTGTTGCGCAAGCTAGAATTTCAAAGCTATGTAGTACAAAAAGACAAGAGGTAAATCTGGAGATGTTAGAAAAGATCGCTTATGCTTTGAACATTAAAGATATATCCCTAATATTGCAATTCGAAGAAGAAGCTGAAGAATAA